TTAGTTTTTTACGGTATGCCAATATTAGCAGAGAACAATAAGCCTAGACTATTGTATTATATAAAAAGAAGAGGTTACAGAGGATATTCTATGAATAGACCAGACAAGGTTATGCATAAATTATCTGTTACTGAAAGAGAAATAGGTGGAATACCTAATTCAAGTGAAGATATAAAGCAAGCTCATGCAGCTGCTATAGAAGATTATATAGAAAACCACATAGGTTTACAAGACGAAGGTTATGGTAATATGTATTTTCAACGAACGCTTGAAGACTGGGAAAAATTCAACATAAACAATAGAACAAAGCATGATGCTTCTATAAGTTCTGGTTTAGCTATAATGGCTTGCAACAAAAACAGATATACACCTGTAGCTAAAAGAACTACGTCTAAGGTTTCATTAGGCTTTAAAAAATACGACAATATGGGTGCGAATTCAAAAATAATATAATAAATGGTTTACACTAGTAATAATAGCATCTTTCCAGATCAGGTTGTACCTGAAGAAGAGAAAAAATCATTTGAATATGGTTTGAAGGTGGGTAATGCTATAGAGCAAGAATGGTTTAGAAACAGTAGTGGAACTAACAGGTTTTCTTGGAATTTTCAAAATTTCAACAAACTTAGATTGTATGCTAGAGGTGAACAACCTATACAAAAATATAAAGATGAGTTGTCTACTAATGGTGACTTGTCTTATCTTAATTTAGATTGGAAACCAATACCTGTTTTATCAAAGTTCGTTGACATAGTAGTTAACGGTATGACTGAAAAAGGTTATGAAATAAAATCTTTTGCATCAGATCCTTTTGCTACTCAACAAAGAACTGATTTTGCTTTTAACGCATTGAGAGACATGCAGCAGAAAGATCAAATAGAAGAATTAGCTCAATTAACTGGAAAAAATTATTATGCTTCAGCAAGACCGGAGGCATTGCCAAATGATCCTGAAGAATTAGATCTATATATGCAGCTTAATTATAAGCAGAGCGTAGAGATTGCTGAAGAAGAATTAATAAACAATGTATTAGATTATAACAAATATTCTGAAACTAAAAAAAGATTAGCTTATGATTTAACAGTTTTAGGTATTGGAGCCGTTAAAACTAGCTTTAATCTTTCAGAAGGAATAACAATAGACTATGTTGATCCAGCTAATATAATTTATTCAGCTACCGATGATCCTAATTTTGAAGACATTTATTATGTTGGTGAAATTAAAAGTTTATCATTATCAGAAATAAAAAGATTATATCCAGCTTTAACCAATAGCGAGCTGGAAGTAATACAAAAATATCCAGGTAGACAAAATTATGCGAGAAGCGATTGGCAGGTTCAAAGTGATCCAGAATTACATCAAGTTTTGTTTTTTGAATATAAAACCTATCAAGATCAAGTTTTTAAAATTAAAAAAACTGAACAAGGTTTAGAAAAGACATTAGAAAAAGAAGATACATTTAATCCACCACCTAGTGATAATTTTGAAAGAGTGTCTAGATCTATTGAGGTCTTATATACTGGTGCTAAAATACTAGGTATGGGTGACACTATGCTAGAGTGGAAATTAGCTGAAAACATGACAAGGCCTTTAGGCGATACAACTAAGGTAAATATGAATTATTGTATTTCAGCACCTAGAATGTATCAAGGTCGTATAGAGTCTTTAGTTAGTAGAACTATAAGTTTTGCTGATATGATACAGTTAACTCATTTAAAACTACAGCAAGTTTTACAAAGAATGGTTCCAGATGGAGTTTATTTAGATGTAGACGGGTTAGCTGAAGTTGATTTAGGTAATGGAACTAACTACAACCCAGCAGAAGCATTAAACATGTATTTTCAGACTGGTACTATAGTTGGTAGATCACTTACTCAGGATGGTGAAATGAATAGAGGTAAAGTGCCTATTCAAGAACTTCAAAGTTCTTCAGGTATATCTAAGATACAAGCCATGATACAAACGTATCAGTATTACTTACAGATGATACGTGATGTGACTGGTCTTAACGAGGCTAGAGATGGAAGCACTCCAGATAAAAACGCTTTAGTTGGCTTACAAAAGCTAGCTGCGGCTAATTCTAATACAGCTACAAGACATATACTACAATCTTTGATGTATTTAAGTATAAGAACATGTGAAAACATTAGCCTAAGAGCTAGTGATATGTTACAATTTCCTTTAACAAAGCAAGCTTTAATGAGCAGCATAAATAGTTTCAACACGGCTACTTTAGTTGAAATGGAAGATTTACATATGCATGATTTTGGTATATTTTTAGAATTAGAACCAGAAGAAGAAGAAAAAGCTAATTTAGAGAAAAGCATACAAATAGCTTTGCAAACTCAAAGTATAAGTCTAGCTGATGCAATAGACATTAGACAAATACAAAACATTAAGCTTGCAAATGAACTCTTAAAATTTAGACAAAAGAAAAAAGCAGAACAAGAGCAAGCTGTTCAATTGCAAAACATACAAGCTCAAGCGCAAGCTAACGCTGAATCAGCTGAAAAAGCAGCTGTAGCTGAGGTTCAAAAAAGACAAGCTTTAGCTGAAACTGAAATGCAGATTGAACAAGCTAAGTCTCAATTCGAAATACAAAGAATGGAACAAGAGGCTATGATTAAAAAGCAATTAATGGCAGAAGAGTTTCAGTATCAAGTACAGCTAGCACAGCTCAACATGAAAGCTCAACAAGATAAAGAGTCTTTAATAGAGAACCGCAAAGACAAAAGAATACAAATGCAAGGTACTCAACAAAGTGAATTGATAGATCAAAGACAAAATGACTTACTACCTAAGAATTTTGAATCAGCAGGTAATGACAATTTAGATGGATTTGGTTTAGAGCAGTTCGGCCCTAGCTAGGGAATTATTAATTTTATATTATTTTATCATGGAAACAAAAGTAACAGAAGCTCCAAAAGTAGATGAGAGCAAAGAAGTAAAACAAGAGGGAGATTTTAAGATTAAAAAACTTACACCGTCTTACAAAAATTTAGGTTCGCCAAAGCAAAGCATTGCTAAGGTTGATTTTAATAAAAAACCAGAAGAAGATGCCATTCAAGTCGGAGAAACAAAAGAACTGGTTGAAGATAAACAAACCGGAGATATACCTAAAGTGGAAGAACAAGTACGGGAGTCCAACGAGGTTATTAAAGTTCAAGTCCCATCTGAAGAAGTAAAAGAAGATGAATCTCCTTTACAATTAATAGAAGATGAAAAAGATAATAGTGACGAACCAAGAATGGTTGGAGGCACTGAAAATACCGTTACCACACAGGAACAAAAAGAAGTATTACCGCAAACACAAGCACAAGAAGTTCCAGAAAATCTAGAAAAGTTAGTTTCTTTTATGAAAGAAACAGGTGGAACTATAGATGACTACGCTAGATTGAATGCCGATTATAGTGATGTAGATGGAACTGCATTGTTAAGAGAATATTATAAAAAAGCTAAACCACATTTAGATGACGAAGAAATTTCATTTGTAATTGAAGACTCTTTTGATTTTGATGAAGATTTAGACGAAGCGCGAGATGTCCGTAAAAAGAAACTTGCGTACAAAGAAGAAGTTGCAAAAGCCAAAGACTATTTGACTACGCTTAAAGACAAATACTATGCAGATATCAAGTTGAGACCTGGAGTTAGTCAAGAGCAACAAAAAGCCGTTGATTTTTTCAACCGATACAACGAAGAGCAAGAGCTCAATAAAGTAAGCCAAGCAGATTTCTCTAGCCAAACAGACAGTCTACTCAATGAAAATTTCAAAGGTTTTGATTTTAAAGTGGGTGAACAGAAGTTTAGATATGGCATAAAGGACCCTGTAAAAGTAGGTGAAAACCAAAAGGATATTTCTAATTTCATTAAGACGTTCTTAAACGACAAAGGAGAAGTATCAGACGCAAAAGGTTATCACAAAGCTTTATACGCTGCAAGAAATGCAGATACTTTAGCACAACATTTTTATGAGCAAGGTAAAACCGATGCTATTAAAGGTCAGATTGCTAAATCTAAAAACATAATTACAGAACCTCGTGCTACGCAAGATGGTAATGTATTTGTTGAAGGATTTAAAATAAAAGCTATTTCAGGCGTTGACTCTTCAAGATTAAAAATACAAAAACGAAAACTTAATTAAAAAAAGATTATGGGTAATTTACAACCACAATTTGGCTCGTTAGTGCCGTCGCAAGCTCAGCAGCTGCTACAAACTAATTATTTACAATTTAACAATGCTGCCGGAGCAAACTTTTCTAGCTTCGCTCAGCAATACCTACCTGAAGTTTACGAACAAGAGGTAGAGCGTTACGGTAACAGAACTCTTTCAGGATTTCTACGTATGGTTGGAGCAGAGCTTCCAATGACTTCAGATCAAGTAATTTGGTCAGAACAAAATAGATTACATATCGCTTATTCTAACGTGGTAACAGCGGCTAATGCAGCTGGAGGCCAAATTCAAATCGTTCAAACTGCTGCTGGAGTTGTTCCTGCTATCATAAATGTAATATCTCCTGGTCAAACAGTAGTTATCATGGATGCAGTTGGAAACGAAGCAAAATGTGTTGTTACAGCTAGTAATACAACACCTGGAGCTGCAGGTGGTCTTGTTGTTGTTGCACCTTATCAATTTGCTACTCTAGCTGCCGCTGGAATTGCAGTGGGATCGGTTGTAAAAATGTTTGTTTATGGTTCAGAATTCTTAAAAGGATCTAGCACTGTAGGTGCTGCCGCTGGAGCAAACGCATTAAACAATGCTATTCAACCTCAAGTTAGCATTACTCCTTCGTTCACTCAATTTTCTAACAATCCTATTATTATCAGAAACGAATACGTTGTAAACGGATCGGATATGGCTCAAATCGGTTGGGTAGAAGTTGCTGCTGAAGACGGAACATCTGGATATTTATGGTACTTAAAAGCTGAATCTGAAACTCGCTTGCGTTTTGAAGATTATCTTGAAATGTCCATAATTGAAGGTGAACTTGCCGCTGCTGCTAGTGGTGCGCTTGCTGTCGGAATGAATGGTACTCAAGGTTTATTTGCTGCTATTCAACAAAGAGGTAACGTAGAGGTTGGATTCTCAGGAGCTGGTGGTTTAGATGATTTTGATGAAATCCTTAAAAACTTAGATACTCAAGGAGCTATTGAAGAAAACATGTTATTCTTACAACGTCAGACGTCTTTAGACTTTGATAATATGTTAGGAGCAATTTCTTCTGGATTCCAAGGTGGTACAGCTTATGGATTATTTGAAAACTCTGAAGAAATGGCATTAAATCTTGGATTTAGTGGTTTCCGCAGAGGATCTTATGACTTCTATAAAACTGACTGGAAATACTTAAACGACGCTACAACTCGTGGTGCTCAAGTAGGTACTAGCTCAATCGAAGGTGTTCTTGTTCCTGCTGGAACTTCAACAGTTTACGATCAAATTCTAGGAACAAATATCCGTAGACCATTCTTACACGTGCGATACAGAGCTTCAGAAACTGAAGATCGTCGTATGAAGTCTTGGTTGACTGGATCAGCTGGAGGCGCATTTACATCTCAATTAGATGCAATGCAAGTTAACTTCTTGTCTGAAAGATGTTTAGTAGTACAAGCTGCTAATAACTTTGTTTTATTTCAAGGACTATAATAACTAGTGTAGATTTACCCTCGTTAAATCAACGGGGGTAACTTCTACTCTTATTCTTTAATTTTTAATTATATTTTATCATGGCTAAAAAAGCTACAAACTCTTCCTCGTGGGAGATCAAAGACAGAAATTACTATTTAACAGGACATAATAATAGTCCTTTAACTTACAAAATACCATCAAGACATACAACTAGACACACGTTGTTATGGTTTGATTCGGAAAAAAACGAGCAGAGAGAATTGCGTTATGCAACAAATCAAAACTCACCATTTAAAGACGAGCAAGCTGGTGAAGCTACATTAGGCCATATCATATTTAGAGATGGAACTATGGAAGTTAAAAAAGAAAACCAAGCTTTACAAAAAATACTATCACTATATCATCCTTTGAAAGATGTCAAGTTTAGAGAACATGATCCTATTGAGGTTGCTGAAGATGAATTAGGTGATTTAGAGTTATCAATCGACGCATTAAACGCAGCTAGAAGTATGGACATAGATCAAGCGGAAGCTATATTGAGAGTTGAAATGGGATCTAGAGTTACTAGCATGAGTTCTAAGGAGATAAAAAGAGACATCTTATTATTTGCTCAGCGAAACCCTTCAATGTTCTTAGAACTAGCTAATGATGATAATGTTCAATTAAGAAACTTTGCTATTAGAGCAACAGAAGCTAACATACTTAAGCTTGCAGATGATCAAAGAACATTTAATTGGGCCTCTAATGGAAGAAAATTAATGACAGTACCTTTTGATGAGAATCCATACTCAGCTATGGCAGCATTCTTTAAAACAGATGAAGGTTTAGAAATCTTTAAATCTATAGAGAAAAAGTTCGCATAACATGTAATATTAATAAGGGAGGTGTAATGCCTCCTTTATTATAATAAAAATAAACAATGGCTATAAACGTAAACACAGTATATCAAACTGTATTAAT